GATGTTGCAGGTCACAGAATGATCGAATTTACTGGTACAATTTCAGGTAATCAGATTGTTACAATACCTTTAGATGTTCAAAATTTTTACATTTTAAGAAATTCAACTTCAGGCTCTCACACTGTACAATTTAAATATGCAAGTGGTTCGGGATCTACATTTACTTTTTCTGCAACAGATAAAGGAGATAAGATTGTTTTTGCTGCAGCTAATGATAGCACAAACCCTGATATAAAAACACTTGCAATTGGAACTGGTATATCAGATGTTGTTGATGATACTTCACCACAATTAGGCGGTGATTTAGATACTAATAGTTTTAACATAGCTTTTGATGATGCGCATGGAATTAACGATGAAAATGGAAATCAACAAATTGTATTTCAAACAACATCATCTGCAGTAAATCAGTTTGATATTACAAATGCTGCAACAGGTAATGCACCTAGTATATCAGCAACTGGAGATGATTCTAATATTGATGTTGCTTTAATTCCAAAAGGAACTGGTGAAACTAAAGTAGGGACTGGAGCAGCAGATGCTACAATAACATCTAGTGGGGCTCACAATCTTATTTTAGATACAAACTCAGGAACTAACTCTGGAACGATTACGATTACGGATGGTTCTAATGGAAATATTGATATTACACCAAATGGAACAGGAGATGTTACTTTACAAGCTGATACGGTTCAAATCGGTGATAACAACGCTGATGCAACATTAACAACTCAAGGAACTGGTGATTTAATTTTAAATACAAATAATGGCACAAACGCTGGAAATATAACTTTAGCTGATGGTGCTAATGGTAATATAGATGTTTCAACAAATGGAACAGGATATATTAAATTTAATGATTTAGCTTATATTCCACAACAAGCATTAACATCATCGTCAAACGCAGTTGCATGGGATGTGCAGGCCAAACCTAACGCATTTCATTTAACAACAGAAAATACTACATTCTCAGCTCCAACAAATGCAGTAGAGGGTTCATTTGTTTCTTTAGAAATTAATTACAATGGCTCACACACAATTGCATTTAACACTGTGTTTGAGTTTGCAGCTTCAACTGCACCAACATTTACATCAACAGATGGAAAAACTGATATCCTAGTTTTTCGTTATAATGGAACTGTTTTTCAAGAAGTAGGTAGATCATTAAATTTAAGTGAAAGTTAAAATATGTACGCAATAGTAAAAGACAACAATATAACACAATACATTAATTATCCTAAATCAATTGTAATAGGAGATGTAAGATATCCAGCTAAAATCTTTGAACTTTGGACTACTGCTGAAAAAGAAGCAATAGGTATTTACGAAGTAGTGGTAGATAAAACAAATTACAAAGACCCAGCATATTATACTAATACAAATTCATCTCACACATTTGCTGACAATAGCGTCACAAAATCTTGGGGAACTGCAACAGCTAAAAATTTAAATGATGTTTTAGTTACTCAACAAGAAATTGATAATGGTGAAGTTATTGATAAAGAAGTTGGTGATGTAAAAATGGAAGGATTAAAAACTATCCATAAAAGAAATATAAAAAAAGAAGCGTCTACTTTATTATCCCCAACAGATTGGTACGTGATTAAAGCAACAGAAGTAGCTGACTATAATGTACCAAGTAATGTTACAACATATAGAGCAAATGTTAGAACTAAATCAAATGAGATGGAAACTTCAATAGACAACTGCACAACAGTAGATCAACTAAAAGCTTTATACGAATACACAAATACAGGAACAGAAGAAAATCCTGTATTTACAAGACCACTAGGCGAATTTCCAGAGGAGATTTAATGTCAGCGCCGTTAATTCTAGCAGCTAATACCGTAGTCGCAGATGATCTAAGAGTAGAAAATGCATTAAATTTTATGGGTGCAACTAATACTTCATCAAGATTTCAAAGAACAAATGCAGCAGATGGAAGTTCGACACAAGCAACCTTATCTGCTTGGGTTAAATATCAAGCTGATGTATCTCAATCTGTTCCTATTTTCATGGCTCCTGATTCTGCTGGTAACGATAGATTTTATATAAATATAACAAGCTCAGAAGAAATAGGTGGAACTCATAGAAATCCTGATTGTGATTTTAGTGCAACTAATGATGAAAAATTTAGAGACCCAGCTGCTTGGTATCACATAGTAGCAGCTATTAATACAAGTGATAGCACAGCGGCAGACAGAGTTAAAATTTATGTAAATAATGAAAGAATAACACTTACCTTTGCAACAGGAGGTGGTTTAGGATCAGGTGCAAACATACACTTTAATAGAAGTGGTTTTAAAAATATTTTTGGATATAATGACGTTACAAATGATGGTGTTCAAAATTTAACTGATATGTATTTTGCAGAAGTAATTAAATGTGATGGACAAGTTTTAACACCATCATCTTTTGCAGAATATGATGATGATGGAATTTGGGTTCCAAAAACAGGTTTAGAAGATAGTTTAACTTTTGGAACAACAGGATATTATTTTAATTTTGCTGATAGTTCTGATTTAGGAAATGATGTGTCAGGAAATAATAATGATGCATCTGATGTAAGCAACACTACTCAATCTTTAGACACACCTAGTAATAGCTTTGCAGTATTAAATATCAACCATCAAAATTCTACTTCTCAAACTTTTGCTGAAGGTAATCTTAAAGTTACAGGCACTGGTTCTGACAGTTGGACCACTCATTATGGTATGTCGACTTATGCTGTAACTTCTGGGAAATGGTATGTAGAAGCAAAATTGGTAACTAAAGTAACTTCTCACGCAATACTAGGAATTGTAAGCACTACACAAAACATAACTTCATCTCTTAAAGATAATGGTCTTGTAGCAGTTGAAGCATCAGGAAGAATAACAGGCGGTGGTAGTAACATTGAAACAGGATTAACAGCATGGTCTAATGGTGATATTGCTGCTGTAGCATATGATGCAGATAATGGAACAGCACAATTTTATAGAAATGGATCAACTTATGGAAGTCAAGTTACTTCATTAGCAAGTGGTGAATATTACTTTTCTACTAACGCATTTGAAGCGGGTGCCGTAGTGCAATTAAATTTTGGAAACCCACAATTTTCAATTACATCAGGAAATAGTGATGGAGAGTTTGGAAACTTTGAACATGCACCACCATCTGGATATCATGCATTATGCACTAAAAACATAGCGGAGTACGGATAATGTCTTACCCTGCAATTAATAATTCTGAACTTTACTTCCAGACAAAGTTGTATACCGGAACGGGCAGTTCTAATGCAATTACATTAGATGGCACAGATAATATGCAACCAGATTGGGTCTGGATTAAGAGCAGAAATGATAGTCACAATCACCAGGTTTTTGATTCTGTTCGTGGAGTGCACAACAGAATGAGAACAGATACTGATGGTGCAGAAACTTCGAGTAGTGAAAGTTTAAAAAGTTTTGATAGTGATGGTTTTACTTTAGGAACACAAGCTAATGTAAATTCTTCTAGTACTACTTATGTATCGTGGAATTGGAAAGAGACAGCAACTGCTGGATTTGATATAGTTTCATTTACAGGTAATGCTACTGCAAGAACAATATCACATTCATTATCAGCAGTCCCTAAAATGTATATTGTTAAAAATAGAAGTGCCACTGGTCATTGGAGAGTTTATCATCATATCATAGGTGCAACTAAACATATTAATTTAGAAACTTCTGATGCCCCTGGAACAGCGTCAAGTGTATTTAATAATACAGAACCAACAAGTTCAGTTTTCTCTGTTGGTACTGATAGTAGTGCTAATGGAAACGGAAATAGTTTAATAGCTTATTTATTTTCAGAAATAAAAGGCTATAGCAAGTTTGGAACCTATACAGGAAATGGAGCATCAGATGGTCCATTCGTCTATACAGGATTTAAACCCGCGTTCATACTTGGGAGACGTACGGATGCAGCTGGTGGATGGTGGTTAAGTGATAACAAAAGATCAGGAGGATTTAACTTAAACGATGAATATTTAGTTGCAGATAGTAGTAATACAGAACAAGATGATGGAAGTTTTGCTAGTGATTTTTTATCAAATGGTTTTAAATGTAGAGCAACAAATGGTAATTTTAATGCGTCGGGTGGAACCTATGTATATATGGCCATGGCAGAATCTCCAATAGTTACATCTAGTGGGAGTGTGGCTCCAGCTCGATAAATGAAAATAATACCTAATTTTGTAGAAAGTATAAATTATAAAAGTCTTAAAAAATATCTTTTAGGCCCAGAAGTAAATTGGGGTTTAAATAAAATTTTATTTTATAATAAAGAATGTAATCACCATCAATTGTGTTCAGTTGTTTATGATAATCATAGGATATGGAATGAACACAGCTTTAATATGCTGCTACCTTTATTAAATAAATTAGAAATCAGAGCAATATTAAGAATTAAATTAAATCTATTATTTAGAACAGATAAAATTATTGAGCATGGTTTTCACACTGATTATACTCCACCTATGGAAGGTAGCAAAACTGCTGTATTTTATGTAAATTCTAATAATGGGTATACTAAATTAGAAAATGGTAATATAATAAAAAGTGAAGAAAATAAAATAGTTATATTTGATGGAGAAACAAAACATACAGGAACTACTTGCACTGATGAAGAATTTCGTGTCGTTGTTAATATAAACTATTTTTAATAAAATGAGGTTATATGTTACAAAAAATAGGATTTGCACCTGGTATTAATAAACAAATCACAGAGACTGGAGCAGAAGGTCAGTGGGTTGATTGTGACAATGTAAGATTTAGATATGGCACACCTGAAAAAATAGGTGGTTGGAAACAATTAGGTGGTTCAAATGATTTAACTGGAGCAGGGAGAGGACTTCATCATTTCGTTAGTTCTACATCTATTAAATATTCTGTTATAGGAACCAATAGAATTTTATACGTGTATTCTGGAGGTGTATTTTATGACATACACCCAATTAAAACTACAACAACACTTACAAGTGCATTTAGCACAACTAATGGATCAGCGGTTGTTACACTAACTTTTTCTACCTCACACGGCATAGACGCTGGAGATATATTACTATTAGATAATTTTTCTACTATTACAGGATCTAATTTTGGTGCATCTGATTTTAATGATAAAAAATTTATGGTAACAAGCGTGCCAACAGCCACAACTCTTACAATTACAATGCCATCAAACGAAGCTGGATCTGGAGCTACAACATCTGGTGGTGTACGAGTTCAACATTACTACCCCGTGGGTCCAGCGGTGCAGGCAAAAGGTTTTGGTTGGTCACTTGGAACTTGGGGTGGAGAAGATATTGGAGCATCCACCACTACTTTAAATGGCGCACTGTCAGACAACACCGCTGGAACAGGTGGATCAGGAACATCTATAACTGTAACAGATGCTTCACAGTTTCCAACTTCAGGTACAAATTTTATTCAAGTAGGTAATGAGGAAATATCTTATACAGGTGTGTCTGGAAATGATTTAACAGGAATTACAAGAGCTGTAAGAAACTCTACAAGGTCCGCACACTCTAGTGGAGCAACAGTAACAAATTCTACCGATTACGTTGCGTGGGGTGAAGCAGCTTCTGGTGACTTAGTATTAGAACCTGGTATGTGGTCATTAGATAACTTTGGTGATAAAGCGATTTGTTTAATTCATGATAGTGCTGTTTTTGAATGGAACTCTGCTGCAACAAATGCAACAAACAATAGAGCAACAATTATATCTGGTGCACCGACTGCATCAAGACACATGGTTGTATCAACACCGGATCGTCACTTAGTATTCTTTGGGACAGAAACAACTATAGGAGATGTTACAACACAGGATGATATGTTTATCAGATTCTCAGACCAAGAGGATATAAATACATACACACCTACAGCAACCAATACGGCTGGTACACAAAGACTGGCTGACGGATCACAGATCAGAGGAGCAATCAGAGGTAGAGATGCAATCTATGTTTGGACTGACACTGCATTATTTACACAACGTTTTGTTGGTCAACCATTTACCTTTGCATTTGCACAGGTTGGAACTAACTGTGGATTGGTTGGACAGAATGCTTGTGTAGAAGTTGATGGTGCTGCGTACTGGATGTCAGAGAATGGTTTTTTTAGATATGCTGGTAAATTAGAATCACTACCTTGTTTAGTTGAAGACTTTGTTTACAATGATATAAATTTAGAATCTGGTAATCAAATGATATCTGCAGGATTAAATAATTTATTTGGTGAAGTAATATGGTTCTATCCAACATCTTCATCATCAGTTGTAAATAAAATGGTTGCATATAATTATTTTGATTCTTCACCACAAAGACCTGTATGGACTGTGGGTACATTAGCTAGAACAATGTGGCGTGACTCTGCCGTATTTGGTTTACCACATGCTTTATTTTATGAAGCGGGTGATGATGCATCGTTTGATGTTGTAGGAAACACAGAAGGTAAAACAACATACTATGAACACGAAACAGGGACTGATCAAATTAGAGGCGGCACAACCACTGCAATAACTGCTAACATATTATCTGGAGATTTTGACATTAGTCAAAGAAGAGGTATCACAGGCCAATCAACTGGTGTAGCAGATCTTAGAGGAGATGGTGAGTTTATAATGAAAATAAGAAGATTTATACCAGACTTTATATCACAAACTGGTAATACAAGAATTACTTTTAATTTAAGAAATTTTCCAAGTGATACAGCTTCAAGCTCATCTCTTGGACCATTTGATGTTACAACATCTACACAGAAAGTAGACACACGAGCAAGAGCAAGAGCAATTGCGTTAAAAGTAGAAAACACAACAACTAATCAAAGTTGGAAGTTAGGAACTTTTAGATTAGATATACAACCAGACGGAAGACGATAATGCCACTAAATAAAAAAGGTAAAAAGATAATGAAATCTATGAAAAAACAATATGGTACAAAACGTGGTGAGCAAGTATTTTACGCATCATTAAACAAGAAAAAAATTAAGGGAGTTAAAAAAAGATAATGGCAAAGATAGTGCAAGTATTAACAAGACCAAGTGAACAGTATGATCTGCCAACAGCAGAAGCACAGGTTAGAGATCTTGATGCGATTGTAGAAAAATTAAATACAACGTTTCAAGAAGAACTAAAAGATGAGGTAGAAGCACAAAACTTCTTTTTAAATTAATGGCTAATAGTTTTATAAATAAAAAAGTAGATTTAACGACAACAGATTTAACTACACTATATACAGTGCCTAGTTTCAAAGCTTCTGTTGTAAAATCATTGTTAGTGTCCGAGGACGCTGGATCAGGGACCACGATAACAGTTACATTAGTTAATTCAAGTGGTGCTATATTTAATTTATTTAAAGATAAAGCTATAGCGTCTAAAGCAACAACAGAACTTTTAACTCAACCTTTAGTTATGGAGGAGAGTGAAGTATTAAAGGTACAAGCTGCTGACGCGAACGAGCTGCACGTCATAGCTTCAATACTAGAAATACAGCCAAGAGAGGTAACATCATAATGGAAATTATAAAACCAACAAAAGTAGAAACAACATATAGACACAAGGAAACTGGAGAGCTTTTTAAGGAAAGAAAAGACTGGGAAGCTAAAGGTTATAAGGCAGAAGACATGGCTCAAGATGTAAATGTAGTGATGCCTAGCCTTGATTTATTTAGTAAAACAAAATAAGATAGAACGATGGCCATAACTAGAGCACAACAAGTAAAACAAATGTTAAAACAAGGTGGAAGAACAGGTTTCTTTTCAGCTGGTTTAGCTAGAGGAGATGACATATCTCCTGGAACATCAACTAGTGGTGGAAATAAATCCGGCGGTGGTGGTAAAGGTAGAGATTTAGACTATCAAATGTCTGGTGGTAAAAAAGGTTCTACATTTGAAACATATAGAGGTGGTAAAAATATTGGTGTTGATAATACACTTGCAGCTAAATATGGAAACAAAGAACAAAAAGAAAAAGCTAATAAAGCTTTAGCAAAAGGCAATTTATATTCTACAAGTCCAAATCAAAGTTTTTTTGAAAAAGCAAATACGACAAGAACAAATTACAATTTAAAAAAAAGACGAGATTATATTAATAGAATTTTAAAACAAAGGCAGAAAAAAATAAGTGCTGGTTTATTTGATATTGAAAATATGCCAGGTGTAGATCTTATGGAAACAGAAGATTATTTTGATTTTGCACCAAGTATCACGGACTTTGGACCACAAGGGACTGGTAAATATAGTCAACAATTCGTAGATGATGTTTTGTCTGGTAAAAGAAAACCACCAGAATTTTTTAGTAAAATAGATGTAGGGACTGTCCCTGGTTTAGCAACAAAAGGTTTAGCTACGGTTGCAAATTTATTTGGAACAAAAATGGCGGGTCCTGTTACTCGTGAAGAGTTAGAACGTTTAAATAAAGAAAAAATGGAAATAATGAATTTAGATCCTAGCAAAACTACCGTAGAGGAGATGATGGAGACTTACGAACCAAACAGATTTAAATTATTAAACGCTCCAACAGGAGGAGAGGGAGAAAATATATCCGATCCGTGTAAAGGACCTAACCCACCTGCATATTGTTTTATAGGTAGTAAAGCAGATGAAACTATGGAAGCTGCAGTGACAAGGAATCTTTCAGGACTAACACCACGTATAGGTGGTTCAAAATTTGATTTTACACAGTTTGCAGCTGATGGTGGACGAATAGGTTTATTCAAAGGTGCACAAGCAGATGCTAGTGCAGGTAAAGGGGCCATGTCTCCTGGAACAGATGCAGGTGGAGGATTTAGAGGTGGTGGAGATGACGGACCTAAAGGACCAACTGGTGGCGGTGGTACAGGACCTGAAACATTTCAAATGGTAAACCCTACTTTTAAAAAATCGTTATTTGACAAACAATTACAATTAGAAAACTTTATAAATAAAATGGAATTAGAAAATCGTCTTAAAGAAGATGAAGAAAATCAAGAGGACGTTAATTATCCTACAAGCGGAATTTTTTTAGATCCTAAGTTAGACGAAAAAAAGAAAGCAGAAATATTTCAAGAATTTAAAGCAAATGGCGGTAGAGCAGGATTAGCAGGTGGTGGTATAGCTAGTTTAGAGGACATGGATAGAGAAGGTTTCTTACTAGGTGGTATAGCAAAAGGATTAAAGAAAGCTGTAAGAGGTGTTAAGAAACTTGCAAAGTCACCGATAGGTAAAGCTGCGTTAGTTGGAGCTGGATTTGGTTTAGCAGGCATAGGACCTATGGCAAATTTATTTTCTTCAGGAAAAGGTTTGGCTTTTAAACAGTTGTTATTAGGTGGTAAAACATTACCTCCTTCAATGGGTTTTAAATCAAAAGGTTTATTAGGTCTTATAAAAGCAAATCCTATACCAAGTATATTTGCTGTATCAGCGTTAGCAGGTTTAACAGCAAAAAAAGACGATGATGAATTTGATTTAGCCTCTTATTATGCACAAAATCAATTAGACCCATCATTAAGTATAAAAGGTATGGGTAGTGATTTTGATTATGATTTTTACGGTGCTAGAACTCAACCAGTAGCCGATGGTGGTAGAATAGGTTATCAAGAAGGTGGAGATGCAGAACCTGTAGCTAAGAAAACTATGCCATTATTAGATATGGATGGTAAAGAAAAAGACTATAGAGAAACAGGTGGTTTTGTAGATATGGGTAGAATGGAGAAAGCTGACGATGTGCCTGCTAGGTTATCCAAGAATGAATTCGTATTTACAGCTGATGCAGTGAGAAATGCCGGTGACGGAAATGTAGACAAAGGCGCAGAAGTTATGTATAACATGATGAAAAACCTCGAAGCCGGAGGTGAAGTATCAGAAGAATCGCAA